CATTAATTTTTTGGAATATGGTGAAATGATGATCATAAATACATCTTTCTGAATGCCTCATTGAGTGAGCCTGTCCACTTCCATTGGGCCATTTTCAAATATATGTTCCACTGGTCGATGTCACCAAACAATGCTTTGGCTGCAGCAATCGATTCGCCAGCAATAATTTCTGGATAGCAAGTAAACACAATTGGGTTTTTGATATAAGGCAATATTTCAGAAAATACCAAATGATCCCCCATGCCACAATTGAGCACAACAATGGTGTTGTTTCTAAATTTTAGAAAATTCCTGAATATCTGCTCATCATGCGCATACATTGATTGATCAGTTTCTGATCTGATGCCACCGCTTGGGTTTTTCAAATGCCAGGTGACCGCATTGGGCACCACATAAAGATCATATCCCTTTTGATGTAAAGCATAACTGAACAATGTTTCTTCCCTGTGGGCCACTTTTGAAAGCCCCAAGTTATAGTCCACAATGCCAGCTCGATATAAAAATGAGCAATGCAAATGCTCGACCTTTTTGCGTTTGTGAATATATTTCCATTGGATATTTGGCTCTGCATCGATGTTGTCAATCAATCCAGTTGGAAATGAATTTTCAAACTGCAATGGTGGTGTCAATATCGAGCCGCCAACTGCCCCCAAATTGGGATCATGCAGCGTCCAGCTGAACAATTCATGCAGCACATTGGCCTCTGGTATGGCATCATCATCCATGCGCCAAACCCATTTGTACCCCATAGTGTTGGCAGCCTGGTGGTTGTGGTGTGTGCCCTTTTTAGCAGCAAACCGCCATTCCCATTCAATGCCTTTGATGTCCATCATCTGAAACAGATTTTTATAAATCAGCTCATTTCTGACATCCCTTGGATTTTCATTGTCATCAAAAATGACCACTTTGTCTGGCCGTTTGGTCTGATTGATGATGGCAGCCAAAGCCAGTGGCAGCGTTGTGTCATATCGGCCTCGAGTGCCAATGCTGCATAAAACCTTATCCACGATCCCACCTCAGAATCATCAAATTGAATCGATTGTGTTCAGTCAATGATCTTGGCTCTGATGTGATGGCTCCATGCTCGCTGATGTATTCCACATCAAAATCAAAGAAATTGGTTTCATTAAGGCCATGCAGTTTGTGGTGTTCTCCCCAAAAGCCTGGTGGCTCATTCCATGGCACTGTGATCAGCAATCGATTGCAATGCTTTTTCAGCTTTTCCACAATGTCCAAGCCATTTGATAAATGCTCGATCACTTCAAAAGCAATGATGGTGTCAAACTGTCCCAGCTGGATTTCATTGATGTCTGCACATGAAAACTTGATGTTTTCGCCCCATTGCTGATCTTGAGCCACATCGATGATGATGGGGTCATAATCCAAACCCAAATACTCGATGTCATTGGGTAGAAATTGAGTGCCAAATCCAGTGCTGCAGCCAATTTCCAAAATCTTTTTGCCACGCAGATTTCGATTGGCCCACATATATCGTGTGGCCTCTCGAGGATAAACTGGATCACCTTTCAAAAAAACTGCACGCTCATAATTGTTTGTGAGTTTCCATCGATAGTAATCTGGATTGTGCTGCTTGGCAAAATTCAACTCATTGATTAAGAGCATTTGCTCCCATGTTTTATTTTGTATTGTCATTTTATTTAATTGATGATTGCAGTTGATGTATCTCGATCAATGGTCAATTCGCCATTGCAGCAAATGTTCCAATCCTCACCATCCCTTTCGCTAAAGGATGTTACATTGATTTTGACGTTTTTGAAAAGATATTCTTTGTCATTTTCAAATACTCGCCAAACATGATCGATTGTTCCTCGATTTGGTTGGCCTCGGCTTTTGTTAAAACGTATTTTATATAATTTCACACAATTTCAACCGAAGTATTTTTCAATGGATTTTCTAAAATTTCTTGCATATTATCATCAATATAACCATTATGTTTTTTTACAATATTCACAATTCTTGTGTTATCTTCCAAAGCCATAAGTTCATGTGGCTCACCTGCTCGAAAATCAAACAATTTTCCAGCTTCAGCTTCAATTTCCCAATCATGAGAATATGCTTTTAGTTTTCCCCTACAAACAATAGTTATATGAATATTGTTTTCATCATGATTGTGTTTTGGCAAAATATCACCTGCTTTTTCAAAATCATAAACTGCGCCATTTATATCTTCAATATTAAAAGGATTAACCAATAACATTTGGAGCACTCCCTGATGCCGTTAAATTAGCTACATTTTTTGGTTTTAACATTTCGGTCAAAATTTGAGTTTCTTCTGATGTTAAAGCTCTAGTTGTCCATTGTTGTGTCCAGACACCGTTTATTTGAATTGGTGCTAACTCAACTACTGTTTCAGAAACAGGCTTACCAAGTTCTTCAGAAATAACAGGGGGAGTAGCTTTTTCTACGATTGCATAATCTGAAGGGCATACAAATGTTTCACCGATTTCTGGATGCAATAAACGTATATCTCCTTCATGAATTGGATATTCATTAGTTGATAATTTAATGTATGAAATCATAATTGTGTTTTGTTATATGTTTGAGAACGTGAACCTGTAGTAAAAGCTCTGTTGTTAACAGTAATAGGTGAATAACTCCAACCTGGTGTAGTTGAAGTGAATGAAAAATTGTATGGAGTATTTTGACTAGGTGCACCTGTAGGAAATGTTGCACTATATGTAAAATTGTTTCCTGTAGCCCCATTAGGATAATTTACAGTTGCGCTTCCAGTATGCGATCCATCAGTAGGCAATTTAAGAACAAAAGTTTGTGTGTTCCCACTTCCACTATTAAAATCATCTGTGAAATATCCAGAAACCCAAAGAGTGCCAGTTGAATCTATCAAACAATCTTGAGTAGTAACTTGTGTATTATATCTACTTAAATTGGCAAAGTTAAAATACCTTTGCCATAATAAAGTACCAGACGAATTAAATTTTGCTATATATCCGCCAAAATAACTTCCATACAAATAACCAACTGCATAAATATTTCCTGCAGAATCACAAGCGCACGAAGTAAATGTACTGAAATAACTTCCTGCATACATTGTATAAGCCCAATTTTTAACCCAACTTGAACCAGATAAAGTCATATTTATAATAAACGCACTAGGCCATCCATTTTGACTGTAAGAGCCAACAAGTGTAAGAGAACCATTGTTTGAGTTGTAGAGAATCTTATATGGTTTTGCATAAACAGAATTCGCTCCTGAATAACCAAAATAAACACCTGAAACAGTAGACCAACTACTTCCTGATTTTTGAATCCTAGTCAAATAAACATAATGATGAGCCCATGCTGCATTTAAATACGCACTATTAGAATCACCTCCAATAGCCGTCATAGTTGCACAACAAGATCCAGTAGCATAAATGCTACAAGCATATCCTGATTGCACAACAGTACCAGAACAATTTACTTGTACAACAGATGGGTAATAATAATATGTGCAACACCCCACGTTAACTGCCCTAGTACCAATGAAATTTCCTGCGCTACAAGTTGCGTAAGTAATTGCATTACACGCATAAAAATAACAATTGGTATTGAAATTATTTTTACCAAAAAGAGTTGAATTTGATAAATTTCTTTTTGTAGCGCTGGCATCAGCGCCTAATACCCATATATTACAAGCATTGTCATAAGCAACATTTTTAGGAGAAAAATTGTCACAAGATGGAGTAAAGTTTGATTGATTTGAAGATACTAGAGTAAATGTTGTTGGATTTACTTGTATAAATCCTGTGCCTGTGTATGAACCACATACAAATGAACCATCACCAATTAAAACAATATTTTTACTTGCGGCTTGTGCTATTTTCCTATTTCGAAAAACATAAACCGTTCCTGTTGATGGGGCTGATGTAACTCCAACAAAATAATTTTGTCCAAGTATACCGACTGACCATCCGTAGGCTTTTGCAGTAATATTTCCAGAAGTTATATTTAATGGTGGCATCAACTTTTCCTTATGCAAATTTAGTTTGCGAAGCTAAAACTGTATAAGTTGCACTAGCAGTTTTTGTTATTGCGTATGTATATACGTCAATTGCACTGGCGTCTCCAGAGGATGGGGCAGTGCCTCCTTGCCATTTAAGAGTAACAGATGTCCCATCAATTTGGAATCCTGATGGGTAATAAGCGGTTGAACCTTGAGTTACCAAAAACGCAATCGTTACTGTTTGACCTGTAGCTAATGCAGAATTTAATGAAGTGCCACTTGAGAACGCCACATTCAATGTCCAATTGGCAGAGGCATTACTTGTGTAATACAAAACAGATTGACTGTTTACATAAAAATTTATTGTGCCTGTTGCTGCAGTTGCAGATACAGTTGTGGTTTCAGCAGCATTTAATAAAACTGCACCAAAAGTTGAACTAGAACCATTAAATGTTTGTGTAGCTGTCCATGTATTTGCCACACTGGTAGTCACGCTTTGGCCAGAATATCCAGATATACCACTATATCCACTGATACCTGAAAATCCAGAATAACCAGATATACCTGAACCAGAATATCCAGAATATCCGCTAATTCCTGAACCGCTATAACCTGAATATCCACTATATCCTGAAGTACCAGTGGCTCCAGTGGCTCCTGAATAGCCACTATATCCTGATGTGCCTGTGGATCCATTTATTCCTGAATATCCACTGTATCCAGAAATGCCAGAATATCCGCTATAACCTGATGTGCCAACTGCGCCAGAAAGTGAAACTGTCCAACTGCTAAATGATGCAGCACCATTTACATATGTGACGTTTACAGTCAATGAAGTGCCTGAATATGATGTAATCAAGCCTTCCATGAATTGTGTTGGCACTGATGTCGAAAAAACTCGCACATATTGACCAACTGCAAATGCAGTAACACTTGCATCCAAATTGGTTGTAAATGATTTGCTACCAACTCCAATTGAATTAGAACCTGTAGCAGTCAATCCAGAATATCCCAATCCAGAATATCCACTGATGCCTGAATAACCTGAATACCCTGAAAATCCAATTCCTGAAAATCCAGAATATCCGCTGATACCTGATTGGCCAACTGCTCCAGAATATCCGCTGATGCCGCTGAATCCAGAATATCCAGAAACGCCTGAACCTGAATATCCGCTGAATCCAGAATATCCTGATATACCGACTGCACCTGAATACCCACTAAATCCTGAGTATCCAGAAACGCCTGAACCTGAATATCCGCTAAATCCGCTGATACCAGAAAAACCACTATATCCAGAAACGCCTGAACCTGAATATCCGCTAAATCCACTGATACCAGAAAACCCAGAAATACCCTGTGCTCCAACTGCACCTGAATATCCAGAATATCCAGAAACACCGCTGCCTGAATATCCAGAGTATCCAGAAACACCTGATCCACTAAATCCTGAATATCCTGATATTCCTGAATATCCACTAAATCCAGAAATACCGCTTTGGCCAGTTGGCCCAACTATTTCGCCAACATTGTTCCACAATGTGCCAGTCCAAATATATAAATCGCCATTTGAATCGACAATGTACGCATCATTGGGATTGTTCCCAGTGGGTGGCAATGCCGCTGGACTGGCCACAGAGCCTTTGATATTGATTGATGTACCTTGCTGGCCTGAATATCCTGAAAAGCCACTGTATCCGCTGATACCTGATCCAGAATAGCCACTTATACCTGAGTATCCAGAATATCCTGATGTGCCTGATTGACCAACTGCTCCACTATATCCACTGATACCTGAATATCCTGAAATACCCTGTGGTCCTGTCGCACCAGAAAAACCGCTGATACCGCTGAATCCAGAATATCCAGAAATACCTGATCCAGAATATCCGCTAAATCCTGAATATCCTGATGTGCCTGAAATGCCAACACCAGAATATCCACTAATCCCTGAAAAGCCAGATATACCTTGAGGTCCAGTGGCTCCAGATATTCCACTGAATCCTGAATATCCAGAAATACCGCTGCCTGAATATCCGCTAAATCCAGAATATCCTGATGTGCCTGAAACACCTACACCAGAAAATCCGCTGATTCCTGAAAATCCAGAATATCCAGATATACCTTGGGGACCAATTGCACCAGAATATCCTGAGTATCCAGAAACACCACTGCCAGAGTATCCTGAATATCCAGAAATACCTGAACCTGAATATCCTGATTGGCCAGAATATCCACTAATGCCTGAAAAACCAGATATACCTTGAGGGCCAGCTTGTCCAGAAAAACCAGAATATCCTGATGTGCCAGAGCCACTGAATCCAGAATATCCAGAAATACCGCTGCCAGAATATCCTGATTGGCCAGAATATCCACTAATGCCTGAAAATCCAGACAAACCCTGTGGCCCAGCTTGGCCAGAATATCCACTAAATCCTGAATATCCTGATGCACCTGGTGTACCAGAACCAGAATGTCCGCTAAATCCTGAATATCCAGAATATCCGCTAAATCCTGAAATACCAAAAGATGATTTGTCAACAGTGACAATCACATTGTGTTCATTAACTACTGTAACTTGTGTTCCCATGATTACTCCACAATGATGCCGTCTGATCGGACAATAAAGAATAAAAAGATGATCAAGTCCTGTGGAGGAGTTGTGCCATTTTGTGGAAACCCAATTTTTATTCTTCCAGAATATCCAATACCATTGGGGTCAGCAATGTCCAAGCCTGGATCGTCTGCTGCCATTCCCCATGAACTGTCATCCATCAACAATGTAAAAAAGCCACCTGTGGCATTTAAATTGGTAATGGTTAAAGTGATGGGGCTTGGTGTGGGTGAGTAATCTGTAATGGTAAATGAAAGGCCATTTCTGGTGTCAATCACATTGGTTAAAACTCTGCGAATGATCTGTGCATCGATAGTGGCACCAGTCAAATCCACAATGCCTGTGTCGTTGACCAGACTGATATTCCAGTATTGTTTTTGCTGCCAAACCAATTCAGCAGATAAAACCTGATTATTGAACCCACTGACTTGGGCCAATGAGTTTTTGTTAAAGACTGCCATCTTGTTCCCTTACTAGGTAGTGACGCTGCCAATGTACTCACTGGCCCCGAATGTTTTGTCTTGTTTTGAATATTTTAACCAATAATTGATTTTTTACAATCAATTTGTTGTTGGTGGAATTGGCCAAACCACATTAAATGGATAACCAGTTTGAGTGGGAATATCCCTTAAAGCCTGTCTATATGTACCCCATTCTTGTTGGATTTGACTAGTTAATGGGTTTCCTGGTATTTGAGTCCAATCAGACGCATAAAGCAATGAATTCCTTTGAGCCAATACTTGTGTGCTCGCTTGATTATATTTTTGCTGATCTGTTCTTGCATCTTCCCATACCTTTGTATTGATGTTGTAACTGTAATTTGGATTTGGTGATGGTGATAATGGCTCATCCAAAATTTGAACAGTCAAATTTGGAATAGTTTGTGGCTCGCCATCATTTTGAATGGATTGTACATATCCTTGAGAATTTATATATGCGTATATCATCGTTTTGTCGCAATCGCAAAAATGTTGGAATATGTTTGTAAATCTATATTTGATGATCCATCATTTGGTGAAAATTCAACTGTATAAGTTGTTGTCGTTGATGGAGTGCTTGATAAATATGCAGATAAAAATCCAGTTAATGGATAACCATCAGCAATATTCCCTGAATTATATGTATCGATTGGTGTACCAGAACCATTTTTCAATATAAAAACAGATGCAATTGATCCTCCACCTGTAACATTTATAATTGAATTTATATTTACATTTATCCAAACTGGTGCACCTGAACTATTTATTGAAACAGATAAAATTGTTGAATATGCGCCAAAAGTTGTTGTTGATGATATTGAATATCCAGCCGTAACTGTTACCGCATTTCCTTGAATGCTGCTGGTTGCAACCACACTACCATTCAAATATAAAGATGTTCCATTGTATGCAATGTTTGTTGTTGAATTTCCAAAAGCAAAATTGCCATTTGAATATAAAACACCACCCGATCCAGTCATTGTGGTGCCACTTAATGCAGCAGTATTTGCTTGAAATGTTCCAGTTACATTTAAATTTCCAGTATTTGTTGAAACCGCACTTAAATTTGTAACATTTAATGCACTGGCAGTGATTGTGCCAGTATCAATATTTCCACCATTGATAAATGTGGTGCCAGTAGAAGTGGCCAAATTGGTAAATGAAACCAATCCATTGAAATTTGTCCAGTTGTAAACTGTACTGATGGTCACTGTCTGTGCACCACCATATGTGGTTTCAATCACATAATAAGTGGCTGCCCAAAATTGAGTGGTATATGTTGCAGTTGGTGCAGTAAATGTGGTTGACCAGCCTGATGTAAGACTTGAAAATGTTCCAGTTGAAAAATTGTATCCGCTGGCCGTTGGTGTAGCTGGTGCAGTGGATTGTGACGTTGCATAATAAAGTTGACCAGTTGCAGTCCTTGGGCCAGTTGATCCAGTCCCTGAACTGCCAGAAAAACCACTAAATCCTGACGCTCCACTATAGCCTGACACACCAGACATTCCCACTGGTGCCCAAACAAATCCAGCACTGATTGGGCTCAATGTTGACAAACTGGTGCCACTTCCAACTGTGTATGCAAAATAATATGTTGCAGCTGGTAATACCACATCCACATATGTATAGTATGAATTGTTTGGCACTGGCAAACTGTTTGCCGATTGAATATTTGCCCAGACTTTCCAATCTGATCCAGATGGTGTGGCCACTGTCGTATAGTACAGTGTTGAATTGGTCACACGCCCAGTGACTGGAATAAAAATTTGAACATTGAAATATGGAATATTTGCAGTCTCATAATGTGCAGTCACAGTTGGTGCAGTCAATGAGCTAAAGAATGTTGGTGCAGCCAATCCACTGTGGCTGGTTGGTGTGTATGCAGTAATGCTCGATGTTGCGTATACATTTGGATCGTATTGCATCATTTGGAATGATGCACCAAGTGATCCATCAGGCAGCGACACTTCCTTGACTTGCATCACTCTGAATTGCTGATTTGACCAGCCATAATAACTATTTGTCACAGTCACCACATCACCAGCATTGACTTGAATGCCAGTGTAATTGGTGGAAAAACTGACAATCAAATCCAGCCTGTTTTGCTCGAGCACTCGATTAGCCAAGTATTGAGCCGTCACGCTGCTATTGATCAAATCATATGAAATGGTGAATTTGTTGACTGGCTCATTTGGCAACAGCAACCCTGATGGAGTTTGCAAATTCACATAACCTGGTTGATCTCGATTGCCTGAATCAATGAATCTGGCCTCGATTTGGTTGACCATTTGAGTGATGTCCAGCTCACTGACTGTGATGTCTGAAATGATATTTGAATCATCAAATGAAAATGTGGGGGAAATGGCTTTGTTGACCACCACTGTCCACAATCCTGTGGCCACCTGGTAAGACTGCCATGAATCGCAGCAATTCATCATCAAATCGATATTTGACAATGCAGTCTGGCCAGTGTCCAAAACACCATTGAATCTGTATCTTGGGATCGATGCTGATCCTCCACCAGCTGGTGTGTAAGTGATCAGCTCATCAGAATATGAATTCAATGCAGTCGCTGATGCAGAGCTGACAAATTGACTTGGAACTGCTGCACCATAGACTGTATTGGTCATGTAGTCATACCAAACGTCACCAGGTTTTGCACATCCAGCACCATTCAAATAATGGCTTACATGGAATGTGACTGGCTGCAGCGCAGTTGTTCCAAGTGAATTTGCGTTATAAACCAGCTGCACAATGGCAAATGCAGTGCCGTTCATTTGTCGGCCACTGCTGACCCATTCCTGACCTGATGGAATGCCATTGGCCGTACTCATCACCGCTGATGGCTGGTTTGATGTGTTGATGGGTGTGATCGTTCCAGTTTGTGATGATGTGTACAAACTGATGTACAAGTGACCGCTGATCGATGTGTCCACATTGCCAGCTTGGTCTGTTAAACTGACCACTTTTGTCAAATCAGTGGTGTCAAATGTGATGATCTGATCTTGATAATAAAATTTGCTGGTGTCAAATGAAAACTGGCCATTGGGGCTTATGCAGCTGATCACCATCACATAATACATTGACTTTTGATCTGTGGTCAGTACCGCATCACAGAATCGGCCACCAGTGTATGCATCACCATATACCAATGGAATGCCAGCCGTTGGATCAGGTGGCACTTGCTGCCTAATGTTATTTTGCTGGGATTGTGGAATATTGGGGGCAAAAAGCCTTGATGCCACAATCGACACTGCAAACGTGACCGCCATTTGCATGGCCCCAGCATATGTCAAAAACTCCAATTCATATGCACCAGTGACAATCGCTGCTGCAGTGAAGATAAAACTCAGTAATGACATTTTTAAACCTTAATTGTTTTGAGTTGATCCAAATGTCACCAATGGCACTGGATTGCTCGATGTCGATCCAATCACTTTGGATGCACTGCCATTTGTGGGTGGAGTACCAAAATTAAAATATGTGGATGCAATAACTGGCACTCGATCCATGCTTGAATCAGTAGGATATAAAAACCTCCAATTTGATGGATTGGTTTTAATTCCAGCAATCCTCGAGTCCAGCACCAATCGCATCGATGCTGATGAAATCACGCACGTTGCCACTCGAGTCCTGGCTCTTTGATCAAATTTCTCTGAGATGGCAATGTTGTTGATAATGCCTTGGTATCTCTGGAAAAACTGCTGCACACCGCCAATTGTTTGAATTTGATTGTTTGAATCGAGAAATCCACGCCAGACAATGATTTGGCTGCCTTTCATATTGGATGCCAATACTGCTGCAATGATGTCTGGATTAAGGCCAGTGACTGTCAATTTCAAATCAACACTGGTTGATTTCATGTCCTGTTGAATTTCGCTCAATCCAACATATGCCCCCATGCCTTGGAACAAAATTCCATTGATGGTCACATTTGACGCTGCATTGCAGAATGTATAAACCGCAGTGGGTGAACCAATGGTGCCAATGTTGATTTGAATAAATTCAGCGTATCTGATTGAACTTGAATTAAGTGTTGCAATGGCAGTGGACATTTTTTTTCCTTATGATGCAGTGATGTATTCTCTAAATACAAATGGACTTGACCACTCGACCCATGCACCATTGGTCATTGGATTCAATGTGTATGTTGGCAATTGTTCAGCCACCACATAAAAGCTGCAATTATTGCCAAGCAATACTGGTGCAGTTGATGCTGGTGCGCCAATCAATGGTCGATTGATATTGATCACCGATCCAGCTGAATCAGCAGTCACTTTGTATACAAACCCATTGATCGAGATAAAGTCACCAGCCTTGAATGTTCCATTTGATGTGATGTTAATGGTTTGACTGTTTGGTGTGGGTGTGCCATTCAAACTGGCCGTTGTGGCCGTCCCTTGCATGGCCGTAAACCAGCTCAAGTTGGCCGATTGAAACGTGATGTAATCTGGCAGCTGACGATCTAAATTGTCAATGGCTTGGATCACGTTTCTGACCTGTGGATAATACAAAAAATTGTGTGGAGTAATGGTAAACACCCATGGCACTGTGGTCAGATATTGGGCCACTGTCATTTGACCTGATCGAGAAACCTGTTGTCCAACAGTGCGTCTGTTGTTTACATTCATTTTTTGTTGAATTTCAACAATGTTTTGAAAGCCAGCCATTATGTTCGGCTCCTAGTTGTTGCAATGTTTTTGGTTGCATATTGATTGGCTGCCCAAATCGCACCAGAGCTGCCATATATCCTGTCTTCAAATGATTTGGTGTCAATGGCTTGGATGTTGTAATTGGTGACGTTTTGAACTGTTTGGCTGCCCATACCGCCCAATTGATTGTTCGGTATCACTGTGGAATTGCCTCGAGGCACAATCACCTCTGGGCCATTTTCACCAACAATGGATGGTTGCCCAGCATCAAGTGGACCACCTGTGGCATTTGAAACCATAATGGGTGTGGCCGTTTCCACTGGAGCTGGTCCAGTTGACCCACCAAAAATACCCCCACCAAATCCACTAAACATATTGCTAAACAATTGAGTGGCCTGTGCCTTGATTTGAATTGCAATCAAGTCAGCAATAATGCTTTTTGCTAAATCAGAAAAATTCAACTTGCCTGTTTTGACAAAAGTTTCCAATGCTGAAGACATTTGATCAACAACAGTGGCAAATGATTTCTTTCCAGCATCTGCCATGGTTTCTGCACCTTCACGATATTGTGCAAATGCCTCATCCCAGCCATGCCAAAAATCTGTTCTTGCCAACTGATTAGCAGCAACAACTTTTCTAGTTTGTTCAATGTAGTCAGTTGTTGAAAAATTAACCAATTCTTTTTGTCTTTTTAATTCATTTTCTAATGCATCAGCACCTGGCCTTTTTTTATCAATCAAAGCCATTTTTTCATCAATTGCATTTAATGTTCTTTGTTGCTCATTCAAAACTGCATCAATTGCTTTTTGCATTTCAACTTCATTTTTGGTCAGATTTTTGTCTTTTTCTTTTTGACTCAACATTTCCAAATTCAGTTGCTCTCGATTTTGATAAGCCTGAAATAATTCTTTTTCTGCCAAAATTTGTTTTGAATAAGATTCAATAACTGGTCTGTTTATATCTTCTTTTTTAGGTTTTTCTTTTTCTTCTGTTTTAGGTGGGTTTAAGATATTTGACTCAAAAGTGGCAATGTTTTTTGCCATTTCCTCGACTTCTTTTTCATATCTTTTATTGTCTGCAATTGCAGCGTCAATGCCTTGGGTAAATAGAATTTTTGCATTTTCAAATGTATGCTGAATTTCCATTCCAATGGCTTTAAATGTGTTTAAAACCCTTTCACCCAAAATAGTGACTGTTTCCATGCCAATGCGTAAAGCCTCAAAAAACACATGACTTACACCATTGCTTTTGGTCATTTCATTATAAAAAGCCAACAAACTGGGTATCACTGCATTGGTGAAATTCAACGACATCTCTTTGCCAGCTGCAGTTAATTTCAAACTTAATTCATGTGCTTTTTCAACTGATGCAGCATATTCATCCATTGATCCTTTGCCTTCTTGGATAGATTTGGCCAATCCAGCCAAATCCACGCCTCGAATTGATCGACCCAATGTTTCAAAAGCCAATCCATTTCTTTCGGCTGCATCTTTCATATTGCCAAGAGAATTGATAACTTTTTCAAACAAATCTTGCTCAGACAAATGCCTCAAGTCATTTAATGTGACTCCAAGTTTTGCAAATGATTCTTGGGCTTTGGAATTTCCTTGTACTGCAGATTCCATTTTTTGGGTAAAGCCAGAATAAATTCTGCTGGTATCTTCTGCATTTCCACCATTTTCCTCAAGTGCTTTGGACAATTCCAAAACTGATGCAGTGGCCACTTCATTGGCTTTGGCAGTTTCCACAATCCTATCTGAAAACTCCAAAGCTGATTTTGTCATTTCATAAAAACCAGCCACGCTTAATACTTCAGGCAAATATTCTTTTAATTCTCTAAGAGAATTTTTAGCCTCAGCAATTCCTTTTTTGAATTCTGTTGTATCCAGCCCAAGTTGCGCACCTAGTCCAGCAATAATATTGGCCATTATGTTCCCTCAAAAAGAATCGATGGGGCATTTGGAGCCATGGCCATGAAAGCCAAAAGTCTCTGATTGGTTAACTCTTGCCGATCTTGATCGGTCATTGGATAGAGATACTCAAATGCCCTTGGAATTATATCCTCGAGTGTATATGGTGACTTGCCTTTGGGCAACATTTTATTGAATTGGCCAGCGGTCAAACTGCCCAAAACCTCCAAAATCCCACGATTGCCAATTAAGCCATCGGCATACATGACCACAATGTCAGTGAAAGTGCCCTCATCAATTGCTGCTGGATCGGCCCCATGGGCCGTTAAATAGGCTTTGACTTGCCTTCTGACCGATCCAGTTATTTTCCCTTTGTGGCCGTGTAATTGGGTGAAATGGTAGCGTTAATGTAATCCAGCAGCTCTAGCTGCACACTGAATGGGAACAATTCCTCGATGTCTGCATATGTGATGGTGTTCATGTCAAAGTCTTTATTCTCTGGCACCAACATTTTAAAAGCCTCAACCAATCTGTTTTCTGTCAAAACTTTGTTTCTAGTGGTTTCCCTAATGGATCGATCTTTGATTAAAACATCGTTTTCAAGATATTTGACTTCAGGATCATTTTCATATTTGGCCCGATT